ACCATGAATCCAGAAAGCATACGCTTAAAGGACGAAGTCATATCAATTCAAAAGAAATATATTGAACGCCTAGAGAAAACGATTGAAAGGCTGGAAGAAGACAAAAAAAAATATCAGCCGACAATTGCACCAGAATGGGTCAATCAGCCGGACAATTGGGCAATCAGCCAAATCTGAGGCTTGAAGACCAGTAAAATCTTAGCCTGCTCTTCTTTTGTTCATTGAGTTACAAAAAAGCCACCCCACCCCAATTTATTCACACATATATTCAGAAGAAACAAAGGGAAATAATAATGAGCGACAATCACCAAAATTCTGGGTTCTTTGGTGTGCTGATCTACAAGGTTTTAGCGCACTGCCCAAAATGTTTAAACCTTGAAACCCATTGGATCAAAGATGAAGGCACGATTTACACGAAAAAGGACTGTGTGAAGATGTATAAGGACGATTTTGTGCAAATACTTTGCAGCAATGATGACTGCGAAAATGCGTTCGCAGTCAAGATAAGGAGCATTAACGTGGAATGGGAAGTTTACGACAGAGTTGAAAAAGAAAAAACATAACCATGAAGTAAAAGCTTTAGAAAAATTAATAAAATATAAAATTTGAGCCACAAAAACGAAATCGTCCATGACCAACGGCAAAAGGCTTATGTTGGTCAGTTGTGGATTAACAAGAAGCGTTATCGCAGAGTTCTGATTCGTTTTGTGGAAGCGCAGGACTTAGAGCCTGACGAGTTGAATGCTCTGCTTGTCGAGCGATTTCTGAAGCTGAAAGAGCGACTGAGTCGAGAAGTCGAGAGGCTCACAGATGAACAAGGTTTGTTCTTTTCAGAACTGTTGAATTTATTTCTGGCGCATGTTCAGGCGAATCGTGACGAAAGGACGGTTGGCAAGTATCGACAGCAGCTTAGTCGCTACCAAAAGATTGTAGGTGATTATCGGATTCGGCTTCACTCCGCACAGTTGACTGACAAGTTCGTTCTGGCTCTTCGTAAGGCTGGACTGAATGATCACAGTTGTAATTCTTACCTTCGAGCAGTTCGAGCGATTCTCAACTGGAGTTGGGAACAAGGCCAAATTCCGGCAGCCATCAAAGTCAAAAGCGTTCGCTCGTCCAAACCTTTGCCTGCTGTATTTTCTGCTCAACAACTCGAAGATTTGCGGCAACACCTAGAACAAGGCTGGAACGAAACCAGACGAAGACGGTTTCTGGTGCTGCTTCGGGCTTGGTGGTTTTTGCGCTATACTGGAATGCGTGGTGGTGAACTGCTGGCGCTGAAATGGGATAATGTTTATCCAGACCGAATTGAACTGCGCTCAACGCGAGATTGGAAAGTCAAAGGTCGAAAAGACGCAATCGTCCCAATCGCTGAAGATTTAAAAGAATTTATTTTAAGCCAAGAAGTCAAAGGCGAGAAATACGTTTTGGACAACGGCAGAGGTAAGCCTTTGTATTCAAGCCTTGGGGATTTGACCAAGAGTATGCGAAAGGCTTTGCAGAAGGTGGGGATTGAAAACGCGAAACCGCTGCACTCGTTTCGTTCTACGGTTGCGACTGAACTGTTATCTGGTGAAAGTTCGAATCCTGTTCAGGTTCAAAAACTATTGCGCCATCAGTCGATTCAAACAACCATGTCTTATTTAAATAGTGACCACTTGCAGCAAGTGGACTTGGTAAATAAGTTGGGGAACTCGCCACAAAACACTGTTTCAAAGAAAAAAACAGAAGGCCGCAAGCCCAGTATTCATCTAGCCTATAGCCGAAAGAACTGAGGTGACTGTTAATCATTGGGTCGCTGGTTCGAGTCCAGCTTGGGGAGCCACTTCCAGCCGATTTCTGAAACCTCCGTTAAGTGGCGGTTTTCCCTATCCGCCAGTGATTGCCTCTTTCAGCTTCTTTGCCTTCCTGACTTTTCGATAAATTCCTACTCCAGCCGCGGCCATTGGCAACCCTACTGCTGTCAAGATTAGCTCAACGCCACCGGATTCTACAGCAGAATTGAAATATTCAAAAAAGATTTCCATTTAATAACTCCAAATCATTAAACCGTCTTCTCTATCGTCTACATGCAGAAATCTTTGACTTCCTGTGAAACTGAAGCCATAGCCACCGAACAATCCCATCTGAATTCCAATTTCTAAGAGTCTTGCCCCATCGGCATTCCAGCAGGCTATGTCCACTGCTCGACCTAGCACATGATAGCCTGTTGAAGTTGAACCGTTTTTGTTTTTCGCTCTTTCAACCGGATGCTCTGGTGAGCGATAGGCTGACGTCAATCTGATTGGTTTGCCGTAATGCTGCCGCAAGGTTTCAAGCTTCGTCAGAAACAAATCTGACATTTCACACTCACCTGTGAATTTACACTTCAGCTCGTCCCTCGAAAAATGCTCTGAGTGGTCAATAAATTCCATTAGGTTTCTCTCTCTGGGTAATCAATACACTCTTGAGAATACATCTCTCCGAAAGCCTCTCTCTGTGGCAAAGGCATTAGTTGTAAATCGACATACCTATGATTTTCGCGATAGTGGTCAATCACACAACTGCAAAGCTGAATGGCCGATTGCATGGCGAGATTTGAAGCCATGCCTTGAAGCTGGTAGGTGGGAGCCAAACGAAGTGAGCATTGGTAAGCCCAACTGACTAAGTTCAGTGTTTTATACTCGACAGGCAAAGCATAGACTGAAGTAGAAACCAGCAAAGCAAAGCCTGTGAGAAGCGGTTTCATCTCCTTAATTCTCTGTTTATTACATCCCCCAAATTATTGACGGCAATCGTCATGTCCTTAATCGCAACATTGGTTGCGCTCATTATCGACATAAGCTCAGAGTTTGACGTCTTCATATATTGTCGTAACTCTTCATCATTTTTCGCGTCAGCGGCTAAATAAAGCTTTCGCTCTTCCATCATCATTTGGTCTTTCTTCTCAGCATCCTGGCGCAACTGTTGTTTTTCTTTATCGTGCTGCTTGAGAATAAAAATAATTAGCCAAGCAAAGAAAATTAAGGCACTGGCAGAAGTCCCTAACTCTTGGACAACGTCAATTATTCCTGTTGCTTCTGCTGGCATCGCTCGGCCTTGGTTAATCGGTTGGAGGTGTGGGCCAGATTATGCCCGTTAGTTGTCCGTTTGAGTCTAGTGACGGTGTCTGTGTGGTGATGTCTCTAAGAGCCTGTCGATACGTCTGCCACTCGGTTTTTTTGCTCTCAGTTAATGGTGAATCAATGGCTTGTGTCCAATCAGTTTGAGCTAATTTTTCATTTCTAACTTGACGCAACCAATATTCAAGATCCATTATCTCTAAATTAGGTAGAATCATTTTACCCTTTGAATTTCAATGTTACTGCCATAATAATATGTTCCGGTAGAAAGGGTGTAAACAAAATGTGGCTCGATAATAATCGTTTGACTAGCAGTTGCTGAAATCAAAAATGTTAGTTCGATGTTTAAATGAGCATTAGCGATTGCTTGACCTGATCCAGAATCGAATTCAAGTTTTTCATTTGGTGCTAGACCGTATTTTGTAGCTGTCCCAGTAATTTCCGCATAATAACGATATGTTGGAATATTTGCACTCCCATAATTATAGAAAGTGTTAGAAATTTTGTAATGCCCAGCTTTAGCTATCGTAATCGTCAAAGTATTTGAAGCAAATGATGATGAATAAAAATCACTATCTTCTAAAACTGTGGTAACTGAACTGAATTGGACTGTTGAACTACTACCAGTTCCGGCAGTGTCTGCCATTGTATAATAAGCGTATGAATTATTTGGACTTACTCCGTCACCAAGCTGCACATTATTTAACGTTACTACTGAACCAGATTCACTTAAAACGCCCGTGGTTCCGTCACTAGCTGTAATCGAGTCGCCAGAACTTTTTAGTTTTAAAACTCCACCTAATGAGGTGTTTCCACTACTGTCAATCGTTAATCCGGTTACGCCTGTTCCGCTGTTATCGCCTTGTAAAGTAAGGCTAGCGTCAGCAGTAACAGGTCTGACCGTGTCAACTTTGATCGTACTCATAAGACTTCTGTTATTGAAAAGTTAAGATTTCGATAGGTTCCGGTTGGAGTTGCGTAAGCATCTGTGGGAATCGTGATTGCTCCAAAAACTGCTTGTAAGTCCCTTTCCGTTGTCATGGATTCGGTGATTTGAATTGGCACAGGTTCGCCTCTTTTCGCAGCCGCAATGCCGATTAAGTCATCAGCCTGTGCTTGTGTGTAAATTCCTTGAGCGTTAATAGTTTGAGCAATTCCTCTTTTGGTCACTTGTCTGAACCCAGAAGTTCCGGTTCTTATCGTGCTAAAATCTTCATAGTTTCTGCTTAAACTTTGAGAATTCGCAAAGTCTGTTGAATTGCCAACTCTTAATATTCCAAGGCTGATGGGTGGGGCTAGTTCTTCAACGGTAAAGCTTGAACCAGTTCTATTTGCGCTTATTCTTACAGCTCCATCTGTAGTCCCGTCACCAACGATTTGAACAATAGTATAATTTGTTCCACTTAGTTTAATAACGGTGTTAGGGGAAACATAACCATGTTCAATAAGATTGACGCGGACGTTGCTGGCATCCCAAAAATTTCCAGTTCTAGGTTCGTAAGGGTTAACCTGCCAATAAGCAATGGCGTTGCCTTCTAACTGCTGATTCATGAATTTCCCAGCAGTGGTAGTTTTGTCGGTGTTTAATGTTAGGTCGAGCGTTGAAGAAAACGATAATCCTGAAATATAAATTGGTTTTCTACGCTTTGAGAGATTGACGCCCCAAGGTTTGAATTCAAACCGATTTTCTAATTGTGTCGCTGAAAAGTTTACGGAAGCGCCACCATCAAGCGAATAAGAGCCACTGACAAAATGCCAACCGTCGATAAAAAATGAATCGCTTGCACCAGAAACATTTACCCGAATCGTTACGCTTGCGCTCGTTGAAGAAAAACGCTCTTGCGGTTGATTCGTTTCAATATTCGATAAAGCAAAGCCACTGGCAGCGCTGCCGCTCGTTAGGCTGGAACTCGAATAAGTCGATTCAGTAAGAATTTTCATATCGACAGAGGTGTCAAAGTAGAATCGCCTGAAAAAGTGGTGGTTTCATTAACAAAATCCCAAGCTCGCTTCCGAACGATCATGTTGCCCGTAATCCCCAAGGTTTTATTATTAACGTCGATTCTCTCTCCGGCCTGAACGTCGAGATTTATTCCGTCAATGGTTACGCTCAACCTCGGCTTGTTTTT